TCAGCGCTCCCGACGATCCGGCACAGTTCGCAGACGTCACCCCAAAGGGCATTCTGGGCGAGTGACGCACGGTTCCGTCTGTTCGTCGGTGGTCGTGGCTCGGGTAAGACACGAGCCGGCGCGGTGGAAGCACTGCGACAACCGAAGGGCACCACGGGACTGGTCGTTGCTCCGACCTACCCAATGCTTCGGCTCGGTGCAATGGAGACCATTCTCAAGTTGACCGCGAAGGCCGGCATCGTCACCGCGTGGAACAAGTCAGAGATGGAACTACGGCTTATCGGCGACCGACGCATCATATTCCGCAGTGCTGACAACCCAGACCGACTGCGTGGCGCAAATGCGGGGTGGCTTTGGCTTGACGAGGTGGCTATGATGGACGCAGAGATATGGCCACTCAGTATTGCGACATTGCGCGAAGCACCGGGCCGGGCTTGGATGTCGACCACGCCACGCGGGAAAGATTGGGTCTATGAGTTGTTTACTGGTGACCATCGCGACTACGCCACAATCCGAAGTAAGACGACCGACAACACATTCCTCGATGACACCTTCGTGTCGACGTTGAAACAGTCGATGACTTCTGAGATGTATCGTCAAGAAGTGGACGGGGAATTCACCGACCCTATCGGCGCTTTGTTTCGTCGTGAGTGGCTTCGAGTCGGCGACATCAGACCGCACGGCGCAAAGTGGTTTCGCTATTGGGACTTGGCAACGAGTACGAAACAATCAGCGGACTATACGGCGTCTGTGCGCTGCTGTTTGCACGAAGGGGTACTCTACATAGCCGACGGTATCCACATGCGCGCAGAGTGGCCCGACGTGCGACGCGTGATGATATCGACGATGCGCAGCGAAGAGAACACGACGCACGGCATTGAAAAAGCCATGAACGGCTTGGCGGCGGTTCAAGAACTGCGCAGAGTTCCGGAGTTGGCGGCGATACCGTTCCGCGGAATCGATGTGAAGGGTGACAAAGTACAACGGGCGATGCCATGGGCCGGACGAGCGGAAGCGGGCGCAGTGCGCATCGTTGCCGGTGCGTGGGCTCGTGATTTTATAGATGAAGTCGTCGCATTTCCAAGCGCACCGCATGACGACTACGTGGACGCAGTGAGCGGCGCGGTCGGTATGCTGAGCACGCCAAAGATAGAATGGAGTTTCGCTTAATGCCTATTCAGTATCCCAACGGGTGGCTCGACACGATGAACCGAAGCGGTAAGCTTTACTCACCTGCGGATGCGTACCGCATGGTGCCGATGTTGTATCGTGCGGTGAACCTTCGAGCCGACGCGCTATCCTCGGTGCCGTTCCAACTTACGCGCAATGGTGAACCGGTGGACTGGCCGTGGCAGATGAATCTTCCCCAGCTTATTAAAGACACCGAGCGTAATCTGCTCATCTTTGGCGCAGCGTATTGGCTTCGTGTCGTCAAAGGGCGCACGCTGACCGGCTTCATATCTTTAAACGCAGCAAACACGACGTGGTTCTTTGATCAAAGCAAAGCGGACATCTACGAACCATATCGCGGGATGACGTGGTCGCAAACGTTAAACGGTCGGCTCTACGGCCCGTGGACGATGGACGAAATTGTGTACTTTCGCGAGCCGTCGTTCATCGAGGACGTTGGCCCGGGCTTAGCACCCGCTGCGGTCGCTTTGCAGAATGCGCAGTTATCGCATTACCTGACCGCATTTGCCACTGCGTTCTTTCAAGGTGGCGCGCAGCCGGTGACGGTGATGAACCTTCCCGAATACACCGACACCGCAGAGGTTGAGCGCTTCAGTGCCGACATTAACGCAAAAGCCGGCGGCGGTATTCTCAACGCGTTCAAATACCTGTTTTTACGCAGTCCCGATCTAAAGGTCACGCAGTTGACCCCAAACATTGACACGATGCAAATGCCGGAATTATCTGAGCGGACCATCACGGCGGTTTCGGCGACGCTGGGCGTACCGCGAACCATGCTCGAAGCATCGGCGGCGAACTACGCAACAGCGGATTCCGACCGGCAAAGTTTCTGGCGCGAAACCATCGTGCCACGGCTCAACATGTACGAAGCGGTGATTAATAGTCAACTACTCAACCCACTAAAGTACGAATTCAAGTTTAACCCCGAGATGATGGATGTATTCCAAGAGGACGAGGCAGCGCGGGCCAGTTCGTTCCTTCAGTACGTGCAAGGTGGAATCCCTGCGCGGTCGGCGGCGATGCTACTCGGTATTGACAACTTGGATGAGTACTGGCCAGCCGAAGAAGCACCGGCACCAACACCGGACGCACCAAGCGAACCAACGCAAAACACGGAGCCGGCGCTAGCTACTCCGGAAGTAGTCGAGATACCAGCTGACGCGGAAGCAAAGACCGCAGAGTGGGCGCTACTCTCAAAAAAAGTCGAGCGTAGAATTAAGAGCGGACGAGACCCACGCACCTCGTTTGATTCTGCGCTGATAACCGCTGAAGAGGTCATCGCAGTAATGGCGAGATGCTACAAGGGTATGACCGTCGCTGAAGTACACGACATTGTTAACGCCATAAAAGCACCGGTCGACGATATGACACCGGATGAACTGCGCATTTATAACCGCATTATCAAAGAGATGCGCGCAAAGGGTGAGCAGTGGGCAAAGGATATCTACAACAGCGACACGCCAGAAACATCGTTACGCGAAGTCATTAAACCCGTCCTGGATACAGAACTGGGGACGACGATGGGCAAGCGATTGGACCGACTCGGTACGCAGTTTAGTATCCCAGTCGAGACCGACAGTCAACAGCGCTACATCCAAGATTGGCTTGGCGACTACGTACCAAAGACTACTGATAAGATTGATCAGACGACGGCCGACCGCATTAAACCAATCATCGATACGTTCCGAACGACACCGGGCATGACGATTCAGGACTTGCAAGCTGCGGTGTTGCCACTGAGCGACCCGATGCGCGCGAAGATGATCGCCATCACAGAGACGACGCGAGCCGCATCGCAAGCAACGGTTCAATACAAAGACTATCTCGGTCAGCGTGGTATTCAGATGCAAAGAGTATGGAACACCGACGCGGACGAACTTGTGTGTCCTATTTGCACGGGCCAAGTCTACAACGTAAAACTCAACGGACTGACTGAGGACGAATGGCCAAGCGAAGTAGCCGACGGACCACCTGCGCACGTCAATTGTCGATGCGATACGACTCTGCGGTTGGTGCGCTGATGGCGAGTAGAATCACCGTAGAGATAGTCGGTCGCATTGGCGAAGCGCAGATTGGCGAGATGATACGCACGGTTACACTTGCGTATGCAACGCAGGTACAAGCGCGGCTCAACGAAGACAAGCCACCTCCACCAGCACGCGCCGCTATGAAGTTCGTAAGCGTAAAGCAACGGCGCTTCGTGATGGCCGCGATAAGCCGTGGTGAAATCACCGTTCCGTACAAGCGCGGCACTGGCGGCGGGCTTCGCGGTTCCGAGACGCTTAACCGGTCGTACAGCATCACGCTAAGCGGTGACGAAGCTTTGCTCACGTCGGCCGCGTCTTACGCTCCGTATGTTGTGGGCGATCAACAAGCGGACATCCACCAAGGTCGATGGAACACGGCGGCCAACGCAGCGGAACAAGTGAGCGCATCGGGTGACCTGAACTTCATCGTACAGAAAGCAATGGAGGCGCTTTGATGGCCGACACATTTACCGCACCGCAAGCCGTCGCAGACAATGCACAAAGAGCGCTCGATGTGCGTGCGACAAAGCCCGAATCACAACGCGGTATGACTCCGGTCGGCTTGGCCCGTGCGAATCAACTGGCGAAGCGTGAACCGGTGAGTCTTGTGACGGTGCGACGCATGGTTGCATACTTCGACCGTCATGAGATTGACAAGGAGGGCGCAACGTGGGATGAGCAGGGCAAAGGATGGCAAGCGTGGAATGGTTGGGGTGGCGACGAAGGGCGTGCGTGGGCACGTCGTATTATTGAGGAGAACAGCATGAGTACCAAAGCATCACGACGACATTCCGAAAGCGACATGGAATCGCTGCGCATTGCCGCGTATCACAATCGGGAAACAATGAAGGCGCTTCGCTCCGTTGGCTACGACGGCGTCAAACCGAAGAGCGCAACGAAGGCGCTAGATGAATCGGTCATACTCTCTGAGCGTCAGATTGTTATGTACGACGTCTACGAAGGGATTGTTGAAGAGTACGGATTGTTCAATCAAGGCATCGGTGCCAACGGTGCGCACTACGGCGGCGGTGAACTGAATCCATTCAAGGCAGAAGGCATCATGTGTGGGGCCTGCGTCTTCTACATGGAAGGCAAGTGCGAAATCGTACAAGGCGACATCGAAGCCGAAGGCGTCTGCAAACTTTGGATTATTCCCGAGGCGGCATTGGCAATCGAAGAGCCGACCGAAGAAGAAGCCATAGTCGAGGACGAAGTCGTTGCCGAAGAAGAAGCTTTGGTCGAAGAAGCTTTCTCGTCTGCGCACATGGACGACGAAGACATGATGAAAACCGCATCACTTGACGGCAATGCGATAATGAACGCAGAGGCAGCGAAGAACTTCGCACGTCGGTTACTGGGGGTCAAATGAAGTCACCAACACACGCAATCAAAGCCGTCGCTCCGTTCACATTGAGCGGTCGCGGTGTTGTGTACGGAGGCGAAGACCTTACCGGCGACCGATTCAGCAAAGATACTGACTTCGGCGGGACGCGTTCCTTTGTTGGAATGCCGGTCTACTACGATCACGCACTCGGTGGCATCAAGTCGCAAATCGGCACCGTCAAAGTATGGACACCGAACGACCAAGGCATCGACGTGCAAATCGAACTTGACCGACGTCACAAATACGCAGCCGACGTAATGAAGTTAGCAGAGAGCGGCGCGCTGGGTCTTTCGACCGGCGCTTTGCCTCACCTCGTTGAGCGCGTGGGCGGCGAAATTAAGCGATGGGTGGTCGGTGAAATATCACTGACTCCAACCCCAGCCGAGCCACGCACCACTACCGAAGTTACGACCAAAGGGAATCCCGTGCGCACTGCGGCGGTCAACACCGGTCATAGCGATATTGATACCGCAGTACACACAGAGGAAACAGAACAAACCATGGACAACATCAAAGACGCAGTTAAAGCCGCAATCAGTGAATTGGCCGGCGAACCCGTAGCAGGTGGCACGTTCCACGCTCCATCCATCAAGGCAACCGTTCCGGTCGTCGTCGCAGCTGAATCACCGTACGCTTCCAACGAATACCACGGCGCCTACAAGTCGTTCATGCGTGGTTCGTCCGACGCGTCCGTCATGGACACGTTGACCAACGCAAAGAGCGCAGCAGCTGGCTTCTACAAGACCTTGACCGAAGCCACCAACAACGACGGCGGCTTTACCGTTCCAACGACCATCAACCGCGAAATCATCGCACGCCGTGATGAGCAATCCTTCCTTGGTCAGATTGGTTTCACTCGCGTGACCACGGAATCATGGAAGCACATCATGCCTGCGCAGAGCACCAAGGCAACACCGGGAATTGTCGCTGAAGGCGTCACTGCAACAGCATCCGAGCCAAACTTCGCCAACTCGAAAACGATTCAGTTGTACAAAGACACACTCGAGTTTGCATTGTCGGATGAACTCATGGCCGACACTTCGAGCAACCTCGAAGAGTTCCTGAACAACGAAATCGCACGCGCAATGGCAGTCAGTGCCAACAACTACATCATCAACGGTTCCGGTTCTTCGCAGCCTTACGGTTTGCTGACCCGGGTCACCAACACCTTCGCATTCAGCGCAGCGGCAATCACCAACGCGCAGATTGTCGGACTTAGCACCGACGTTGCTGGCGAATACCTGACCAACGGCCAGACCGGTTTCATTATGCAGAACTCCACATGGGGCGCACTGAAGACGCTCGACCTGACCAACTACAACCGCATCACCGAGACGGTGAACGGTCAGCGCACGGTCGAAGGTTGGCCCGTGATGTTGTCGGCACAAATCCCAGCTATTGCCACGACCAACAAGTCAATCATCTTCGGTAACTACAACTACTACGCATTCGTCGAGCGCACCTCGGGCGTTCAGATCGAGCGATGGCGCGACGTGCGCAAGGGCTTGACCTACATCGTCGCATCTTGGCGCTACGGTGGCGACGTGACCCAAATCGAAGCCTTCGCACTTGGCGTTCACGCTTAGTCAATCGGGGAGGTGTCAAGGAATCCTTGACACCTCCCCATCGTAAGGAGCCCCAATGAAAATCCAAATGATTCACGGTATTGTCTTTCGTGTCGGCAAAGTTAACACGCCATACGCACCGGGTGAAATCGTCGAAGTGACCGAAGCCGAAGCAAAGCAACTCATTGCTGAAGGTTCCGCGGTCGCAGTGGACGAAGAGCCGACCGAAGCGAAGCCGAAGAAGACAACGAAGGTACTCTGATGGCCTACACGACGACCGCGGAACTCAAAGCGTACATGAACATCACATCGTCGGCGGATGATACGCAGCTGGGCAATGCGGTCACCCGTGCGCAGGCCTTGGTGGACTCATTCACACACCGCACGTTCGAAGCGGCAGCCGATACGACGCGCACCTACACTCCGCTACTGTTTAACGACGGCGGCGATCTGATGGACTACGACACGCTCTATCTCAGCGCAGACCTATTTAGTCTTACGAGCATCACCAACGGCGACGGCAACTCGGTCACGCTTGGCAATGTTGTACTGTTACCATCCAACGTCAAGCCTGCGTACGGTATCAAAATCAAGCGCGGTATTAACTTGGAATGGAACTACTTAGTGTCACCGGAGAATGCGATCAGCGTCGTCGGACGATTCGCATACACAACGACGGCACCGGCGGACATCGTCGCGGCTACGCTACGAATCGCAGCGTACTTGTATCGCCAGCGCGAAGGCACGCCAGACAGCGACAGAGCCATTCTAAGCGCTGATGGAATGGTACTGGCATCACCGCAGATACCCAAGGACATTTACACGCTACTGCGTCCGTATGTGAGGCGGTCGATATGAGTTCACAGCTGGTCGCAATCGTCGACGCAATCGCAGCGATGAGTGTCACCGGTGTGACAACGGTTTACTCCGGAACCACGTTGAAGAACGCGGTCGAGATCGCGGACGTGCCGGCGCGGATTGTCTCTGCGGTTGGTATGCAATCAGCACGCACACGTACCACAACGCTCGGCGGAAGCGGGCACGTCATGATGACCGAATGGACCATCACCGACGTTGCATTGCTTCGACCAGCGGGAATGGGTATCGGACTCAAAGACGTAGTTGATACGATGGAATCATACATGGCAGCGTATCACGATGCGGTACGTACCTTGGTCGCTCCGTCGTGGCAACTCATCGACGTGCGGTGTCGTGCGCAAATCTTGGAATGGCCACAAGCCTCGGGGCGAAGCTACGACACGGTCGTGGTAACGCTGGTAATATCTGAAATTGTCCAATAGGAGAACACACCATGGCGCAAACAACCGCAGCAATCAACGGAATTGCATCGACAATCAGTATCAAAATCGCAGCGGGGTCGTACGTTGACATCAGCGGAAGCACGCAGTCGGTAGACGTGGCGACTGCAACGGTCATGAACTCCGACACCTACACTCTTGACGGTGCCAACGCATTTATTCTTTTGGGCAAGTTCGAACCGGTCGACGTGACAATCAACGTCATTTATACCGAAGTGACTGTGACCGAGGCTTATATCCTAGTTAGTGCGGCATTTGCAGCAAAAAGCGCGGTTCAGTGTAAGTGGTTGCCAAAGGGTACGGGCTCGGGAAACAACACCATCGAGACCAACGCAACCGGCTACATAACATCAATTGACTACCCAGCAATCGACGCAACAAGCGCAGACGCAATCATGGCATCTTTCACGGTACGGTGTCCCGGAATCACATACACCGACGTTGCATAGTAGGGCGTGCGGTCATGGTGGGGCGTGACCGTGTGCCAAACTGAGCCCCACACAATTTTATAGGAGCATCCCCAACATGCAATACACCATCGACGACAACAAATTGACCATCGGCGATCTCATCAAGCTTCAAACCGCAAAAGAAGACATCGCGGTTATGGTCTCAATTCTTCGAAAGTGCGTCGAAGTCGAGAACGGCGAATTCGAAGACGTGCCGGCGAAGCACTTCCCGGTTATCGTGCGCTCAATCCTCGCTGGGCTCAATCCACCAATGGGAAACTAAAAACGGCGCTACAAGCTCACCTTTGGACGGGCGATGTGGCGCCAATGCAATATATACGGTTGGTCATGTGTCGAGATGTGTATCACTGTACGCCAGCAGAGTTAGAAGCGGTGTCTTGGCTTACGATACAAGAAGACCTGATGATGATTGGCGTGGAGCGGTCGATACAACAGCGACGGAGTAAAACATAATGGCCGAAGAGACGGTACTGATTCGTTTCAAGTCTGACGACGACGTTACCAAGACAACCAAAGCCGTGAACGACGGGCTCGACGATGTTGGCAAAAATGCCGGCAGAGCGGGCAAGTCGTTCAACGGTATGGGCTCGGTGATGACTGGCGTACTGCAGGGTGTCGGTCAAGCGCTTGGCGGCTTTGCGTTACAACTTGGCGGCAAGGCCATTAGTGCGGTTACTGACTTTGTCGGCGGTGCAATCGAAGAAGCTTCCGCGTGGAACTCGGTGATGGCGCAAACCGAAGCGGTGATTAAGTCGACGGGAAGCGCTGCGGGATTGACCGCATCCGAGATGTCGAACATGGCGCAGGCGATGAGCGCAACCAACGGAGCGTCGTTGTTCAGTGACGATGCAATCCTTGGTGCGCAAAACGTTTTAGCGACGTTTACCAACATCAAAGGAGAGAACTTCGGCGGGGCGACGCAATCTATCATCGACATGAGCCAAGCGCTCGGAATCGACCTTAACGGCGCGGCAATGCAAGTCGGGAAGGCACTGAACGACCCTATCAAAGGTATCGCGGCTCTTGGTCGAAGCGGTGTGCAATTCACTGCGGAACAAGAAGCCATGATCAAAGCCATGGTCGAGGGTGGCGATGTTGCCGGTGCGCAATCGCTCATGATGAAAGAACTGAATACCCAGTTTGGCGGCTCGGCAGCGGCAGCCGTTGGCACCTATGCCGGACAACAAATCGTCCTAAAGGAAAAGTTCGCAGACATCCAACAGACCCTTGGCGAGGCACTAATGCCAATTCTGATGGAGTTCGGTAAGTTCATGAGTGACACTGTCGTACCTGCGGTCAAGTCTGCAATCGAGTCATTATCCGGATTCATCAAATCGATGAACGAAACCGGCACGACGTCGGGAGTCTTCGACACTATTAGAAAAGCAATCGCAGGGGTCCCGGGTGTGCTTGCACAGATGAGCGCAGGGCTGAATACAGTGCTGGTATTTTTGCAACCTCTGACAGATGCGTTTAGTGCGTGGGTTGCCGTCGTTGTCCCTGCGATTACATCGGCAGGTGGAGCAATCGCGGAATACTTAGGGTCTCCAACGATGCAAGGGTATATCTCTACGATGACCACGCTACTTGGTGCGATGGCAACGCTAATACGCGACGTGTTAGTACTGGCGTTTAATGCATCCGCAGCGGCTTGGAAGTTGCTGAGCCAAGCGTTTACCATTGCATGGCCGTACATTAAAATTGTTCTAGATGCGTTCTATTCACTGGTAAGCATTAGCATGGCATCGATTACAGGTATTCTAACCGCATTGTCTCAGCTGGCCAAAGGCGACTTTGCTGGCGCTTTTGTGACCATGAAAACGACCATTGCAACCGCTCTGACGGATCTGTGGGCATTCTTTTCTAACCTACAAGCCGACTTACAAACCTTCTTTGATGAGGTCAAGCCCGAAGTATTGAAGCTTGGAAAAAACATGGTACAAGGAATCGCGGACGGTATAACAAACGGTGCGGGATTGATTAAGAATGCATTGTTACAAGCGGCTAGAGACGCGTGGGCGGATGTGATGGCGTTCTTTGGTGGTCAAGGTTCAGACAGCGATACAAACGGCAGGTCTGGCGGTCGAAGCACTGGGCGCTCAATGCCTGTGAGTGTTGGAAGTGCAAACACCAACGGAGTTACTTACAATCTGAATATGAACGCGTCGTATAGCAACAACCAATCCGAGTCATCGCTTATTAACGACGCACGGGCTTGGATGATGACACTGGGGGCAGAGTAGATGGTAGAAATTACATTTACACGCGGAACAAATACGTACACATTCAATACAGCAAACGGCGGGCCCGGCGGATTGACTATGTATCTCACAGGTTCAGTAGGTTGGGGCATACCCGAAATAACTCGCATCACGCAACGCGGGCCGTTTCAAAATGGCGACTCTGACATCGACTACCGAATTAATCCACGCATCATCAATTTGCCAATCGTCATACCTTGCTCGTCATACCCTGAATATGCTGATGCCAGAGTTTATCTGAACAGGTTATTTGGTCCGGGTAACGATACCGCAACGCTTCGACAATATGTAGACGAATCACCGTATTTACTTGACCAAAGCATCGACGTTAAAATTGCCGGCGCTACAATGGATTCGACACCAAACGACTTTAACGTACGTGCGATTATCCAACTACGAGCCGATGACCCTACATGGTACGGGTCAAATGAAGAAGTATTGCAACTTACACAATTACAATTTGGCGACCCTACTCCGTACCCGAAGCCTTACCCAGTCCCGTATGGTTCGTATTCAGTAAACAATATTGTGACAATTACATACAATGGCGACGTTGTTTCTTATCCAATTTTGCAATGCATCGGACCATTGACTACGTTAGTTATTGCAGACGGTGCAGGTAGAGTTATCTCGTTCACTGATACAATACCTGCTTTGAACACGTGGACAATTGATTTACGGTACGGACGTAAAACAATCACAGACCAAAATGGCGTAAACAAGTTCGGCTCGTTAAGCATTTCGAGCGATATTGTGAACTTCGGTTTGTATCCCGACCCCGTATTTGCTTCAGGTATACAAAACTTTTCAGTCAGCGCGACGGCAACGACGAACGATTCAATGGTCATCATGTATTTCAATAACCGCTACATAGGAGTATAAAAACATGGCTGAGCAATCGATAGGAATGGCGACCGGAATCGGAGTAGGATATGGCGACGGAAACGGAAGCGGATACGAAACATCGCGAATGATCGCGATGGAAACGAAGACGCTCAACAATGGCGTACTGCAAACCGGCTCACTCTTGGCAATGACCGGCAACGGAACAAATACGTTGACCATCGCAGCGGGAGCGGCGATTGTCGGCGGCTACTTCTACGAAAACACGACGTCGGCGGCAATCGTAATCACTACGCTGGCAAACGCTACATACAACGTAGTCGTCTTTGTCAACGACACCGCTGGCGCTTTGACCGTATCGAGAAGCGTCAGCGGTACAACCGTTACCACCTACGCTGTCCGTGTCGCGGTCTGCACAAGTGCGCAGCTGGTCGGTCGTACATACTTACAATTAGGAACCGTGGTAATCAGTGGTTCGGCAATCACCGCGTCGGGCATTACGACAGACTACGCAATGTACGGTACAACTACACAGCTACCGTACCAGTCCTACGCAGTAATGAGCGGCGGCACCGCGTCCATGACCACTGCTGCACCAGTAAACGTTGCGGGCTATTCATCTTCGTCCGCGACTGCTGATAACTTGTTTACTGTAAACACAACGACGGGCGGAATTACAATAAATCGCGCGGGTTTGTACACTGCAACCCTAAGCGGTATTTTATCTGCGCAAACCACGGGACAGCGTGGTATTAGGTTATTTCTAGACGCTACTGCGGTCATTGAGACTCGGTTTGCAGCAACTGCAGTGGCAACGCATTACGTTACACATTCGGGTCAATTCGAAGTTGCAACCGCGGGCAGTATTGCTACGTTCGCGACATTTTCAAGTGTTGTTACAGAATCCTTCGCAAGCGGTGTGTTTATTTTAAGCAGAGCCTAACTGATGACAGTACTGTACACGATTAAACTGTACGACGATGCTGGGGTGGCGATTGGCATCGTTACCCCGCTCGACATCGCAGTTGTACACAAAGTCAATACGCCAAGCATTGCCACATTCTCGGTTAACCTTAACGCGCCAGTAGTCTCTGATTTGGATTACGGATATATTATTGAAATAACACGAAGTAATCCGTCAGCAGGTATAGAAGCCTATACAGAGTTTACTGGGTTCATACGTTTTTGGGAACGCATCTATGGACAAAATCCTATTCTTAGGGTGACCGCAATTGATGCGCAGTGTATTTTGCAAGATCGTATCGTGGCGTGGTATCCAAATTTGCTGGGTGCGTCTTACTTTAAAACATCAACGTATACAACTGCATCGTCAATTATGACCCAGCTTTGGAATTACAACATCGGCAGTAATGCATTCGGTAATCCTCCGTATTTTGGCGCGAATCTTTCACGAAGATACGGTTCTAATCTGCAACGATGGACAGACGGACGGATTAGCACGGCAACCAACGTCACCAATCTCGGCATCGGTACCGCGATTGACATATCTTGCAGCGGCGAAAACGTACACGACACAATGGTCAAGGTAGCCGACACCGGCGGTCTTGATTTTACTGTATATTTTAATATTGCAACGCTTGGCTTTACGTTTTTCTACGCTGATAATCTCGGAGCCGACCGCACAAGTTACGTCAAGTTTAGTCAACAGAACGACACCGTCGGCAATCTGAGTCAATCAACAAATTTGATTAACTATGCAACGTTGTTTCATGCTGTCGGCTCGCAAGGGAAGGACAAAAACCGAGTACGCACTACTTACCCAGTCACTGCGCCAACGGGTCTAGATTTGCGGGAATTCTTTGTCAAGGGTGCGGACCAGACTAACATAAATCAACTGCGGAACCTTGCTTTTTCTCGAGAGCGTCGCCAACGGTTCAAAGTACAGGCATATGACATCGAAGTCTTACAGTCTTCGGCATGGCGTTACGGTCGCGATTATTATCTCGGTGATTTGGTCAGCGTAAGAACAATAGACGAAACGACAATTACGCGTAAAATCTTCGCGGTATCTTTGTCGATAAGTTCGGAAGGTGTCGAGGAGGTGCGTATTGACTTGGCTGAAATCTAATAATTCAAAATTAATGCAAGACCAAATCAGCACGGTAGAACGTCGTGACGATGCGGTGTTTCTTACGTTGACCCGCACGTCAACGCTCAGCATAACTACGGCCGGCGTAATTGTGACTTGGCAAGAAGAAATCGACAGCGGCGGCAACATGACCTGGTCTGGCTCGTCGATAACGTTGCCTATGTCTGGTTACTACATGATAAGCGTCGTGGGCTCGTTGGCTTCTCGTGACAACTTCCACGGTGATCTACGTATTAATTCGGTTGACGTTTGCTCAATGGGCGTAGGCGCTCTGCGAGATGTAAAGTTCATGCATTCAGTGACCCGGTTTTTCAAAGCTGGCGACGTCGTACAGTACAAAGCAACGACCACGACGGGCACACACACGCTTGCAGTGGTCACCGAAGACGGTGCCGGCGAATCACCTATATTGCACATGGTGCTACTATGATTTATCGAATCTATAATCCAAAGAACATCACGTTTTCGTACTTCGATGAGTACGGCGAACCGTACGCAGTGCTTCCCGAAGGTGCCGACGTTGAAGAGCAACCGTTCACCGAAGCCGAAGCAATGGACGCACTGCGCATCGTGCGAAATACCAAGCTGGTCGATTGTGACTATACGCAGCTACCTGATGTCGGACTCGATGCGGTCACAGTGGAAGCGTGGCGAGTTTATCGCCAGCAACTGCGCGACATCACCGACGGGATCGTGTGGAACGTCACCACGTGGCCAACAAAGCCGATATAATACGAAGACCGCGATGTCCTATTCTTGGCAGAACTGCATCGCGGTGCTATAATCAATCATCCGAAACGGTGCCTTTCCCGTGACGGTCATCTGCACCAACGCCACGCACTGCACTGCGTGGCGTTAGTGTATAATTTTATTATTCCCAGGATGTCTGGGTAATGCTCATACGATTACACGAAGCCCGACGCACCAGTCTGCGTCGGGCTTTGTGTTTGCTTTTTACTTTGCATGTGCCGTTAGCTCGAGACTCGTAACATGCAAAGCCGGTCGTCACCGAGCAAGGCGAACGCGAACGTGGTATTTAGTGACTTCCGCATCCGATAACATTGTACCACGTGACGAGTTTCGTGTTGACGCTTGACAAATACAATAGCATGATATATTATTACTTTAGTCAGATGACTGAAGATACAGAAGGGCAACGAAGATGACCATCGCATTCGCAACCGCACCAATGACCGAAGCTCAGGCAAACGCACTGACCTCAACCATTGCCTACATGGAATCGTGCAAGACCTGCGAGGCCAAAAAGCCAATTTACACCCGCTTCGCAACCGCTCAGGAAATCATCGACACCGCAGACTACAGCGACGAGGAATTGACAATGTTGATTCGTAGCACGTCAATGACTATTGACTGGGCAATGGCTGTCATGATGACCCGCGGGTACAAGGTTATTCCTCAGGTCAACTACCTCGGTATGATTATCGGCTAAACAACGGGACTTCAGCGACGACCACTACGGTCGTCGCTTTTCTTATACAGAAAGGCAATCACTATGTCCGTACTGACCGACCTGCGAAGACCGATACACGAGCGAATAACCCTCGCCATCCATCGGGCCGACAATGACCGCACCTTGTGCGCTTGCGAAATGATTGTGGCTATCGACAGAGAGTTTGCGCAGCGCGTCGTCGGGATGCTCGACTATGCCGACATCGAATACGGTACGCGCACCTACGCAGTACTACGCAGCGACCACGGAACCATCATCAACCCAGCTGGCGGACATTGGCATTCAACGACACGCGAAGCAAGACGCTTCAGAAAGGCAAAATGATGTTGCAATTACTCTTCCCCAAATGGTTCCCAGCGAAGGAAACGAAACTTTCTACAGAACTTGCTACAAAACTCGCTACATATCCTGTCTGGCAAAAAGGATATTTTGAACAAATGCAAGAAGACAGTAGGTTTTTGTACAAGATGGAAATGCTTCGGTACAAAGATTGCAGCCTTGACGGGCTAGCAAATGCTTTTGGTATGTTGCACCTGACTGATCAGAACCATACCGAAAACATCACGCTGATACCTGATGGCATCCAAATGACGTTCAAGTATTTCAACAGCGAGAGCGGCGATAAAGCATGCACTGCAATGCTGCATGGTGTGTACTACGATGAAAAGATATACGGCAGGATAGATACGCCTGAGGTACTGTTTTTTATTGGCGATGACGTCGCAATATTGCCGGCGTTGAAAATTGCCATGGCGGAATTTATTCGACAGCAAACAGAGAACGGAGCGCAATAATGCGTAACAGATTCTTTGAATGGCTTCAGGTAATGGGACTGGGTGGCTACACGCTGAAGTTTACCGGGACCGAGCGCAATGCATCGATGACCGTACTCCAAAATGTTTTGTATCGCGACTACGACATGTACAAGTTCATTACGCAGCGGCGCGACGTGGGAGCGGTCTACGTGACGGCGTCGTGTGGGTGTGAGTTTCTCATTGAACGCGATGAAAACTACACTCACCGCGTCTGCGATGCGCACTACATGTTGAGCATTATTGAGGAGGCACGCATTGACACCGCGACCAACTATTGACACCGACCTCAAACAGGTAAGCGAAGAGATTGAGACACTACGACGCAAGCTTTTAACCTACCTGACCAAGCGCGAAGAACAACGGCACTTAGTGCTATTGCTACGCGAAGCCAAGCTTCGTTCAGTCATTCAGCAGCGCAACAAAGAACACGAGGAGCCCACACGATGAGCGTACCGTTGATAGAGTGGCATTGTACCGGGATGGCTTGGCGCGTGCGTTACGAGACCGCACAGAGGCGCTACAGCGCACGCGTGGCCATGGGTATGGATGGCGTATGGATTGGCACACTCGAAACAACCGGCGGACGAAAAGACCGCAAGGTCAAAACTTACCAAGGCAAAACCTTTGAAGACGTGCGGGCCCAGATTGATGCGGTGTTTATTGCAAGGACGATTCACCTATGAGAGCGCCACAGAAATACACGTTTACCATGGAAACCGCACAGCGATACATCGAGAAACACGGAGCTGCCTTTGAGGCGGCTTTGTGGGATGCGTCGCGATCCGCACGAAGCGTCGCGGACGAATACGGCTACGACTATGCGACCGTTTATAAACTGCGTCGTACCTTGGTCCCTGACTCACACCGCACCATACGAAATCATCATGTTACGGGCGAGATGCTGCGTGCATTCGAAGGCAAGGCGACGAACCAACAACTGGCGAAGCGCTTCGGTATTGCGTACTCAACCTTGGAAGTAATGCGACGTCGCCACGTGGGCAAGCGCATCAAAGACCCGGTAAAACTAACCGAGTCGGTCATGGTGTTGCTCCGGTCTTCATTCAGCAATCAACGCGTGGCCAAAGCTTTGGACGTCAGCGGTCGTACCATTTGGATGCTACGAACAACTATGAACATTCGAGCGCCAAAGGTGCGCGTCGTCATTACCGACGAGCAGCGCGCTATATTGGACTCGACATCGAATGACAAAGAAGCTGGCGAAGCGCTTGGGGTTAAGTGCAGCACGGCGAAGTATTGGCGGTTCTTACATCGGGAGGGGTTGATATGATTTGCAAAGACGACCTCCGCTATACCGATGACGTCATAGCGACTCTGCAGAGCGACAACCCCAGCTGGTACATTGCGCGTGCGCTGAACATTCCCGTCGATGACGTCGGTTACCACTTCGAAGAAGTGCGCGGTATGAAGCACCACGGCGCCATCATGGTGATAGAGTTCGAAGAATTTTCAGACTATCCCACAGATCTGGCGTGGTACGCGAGAAGGTCAGTGAAGCAAATCGGTATAGAGTTATCGAAGCCTTGGCGCGAAGTCAAAGAATACTGCGTCGAACACGGTATCGTCACCAAGGGCAGAGGACGACCACGGATAACTGCGGACTTTCCCACGTCGCCAGAATGGTATTCGATGCGCACGAGTCAACAAGCTGCGGATGAGTTACAAGTTAGTTGGAAAGTCATTCGAAGACATATGCATCAGAACGGATACAAAGCGCGGATTATTCGTAGGCATCAATGGCCGCGTGACGTGCAATGGTACGAAGAGCGGACAACATCGGAAATTATAGAAGCACTAAACGTACCGCAAAATACGGTCTATGGTTACTTGCAAAAGCACGGCATAAAAAACAAGTACGACGGTTATCGCATCACGTGGCCAACTGACCCGGAATGGTTCGCATCGAGGACATTACGCCAAATAGCAGAAGACTTAGACGTCAACGTCACGAGCGCACGCACGTACATCTGGCGTCATAAGCTTGCATACAGAAAGGTGCGGTCGAATGACGCTTGACAAATACAATAGCATGATATAAACTACGGACGGATGAGAAACAACACGA